GCCGCAGCCCGACACTAAAGCTAGATCATGGCAAGAAAATAATACATGGTTTGGTCAAGATGATGAGATGACGAGTCTTGCTCTTGGACTGCACGAAAAGCTAGTCAAAGAGAACGGAATGGCTTATGCTACGACTGATGAGTATTACAAACGTATTGACGCGACAATGCGTAAACGTTTCCCAGAGAACTTCGGCGAAGAAGAACAACAGGAAACAACCCAACGAGTAAACAAGCCTAGTAATGTGGTAGCACCTGCGACACGTAGCACATCTTCGAAAAAGATTAAGCTAAAGGCGTCTCAAGTACAGCTTGCCAAGAAACTAGGATTAACTCCGGAGCAATATGCTGCGGAATTTGCGAAGACAGGAGCTTAATATGACTGCATCAAACCGAGTACAAAGAGAGATTCAAACCCGCGCTACAACTGAGCGTCCTAAACAGTGGATGCCAGCTGAATTGTTGCCCGAACCCGACAAACAGCCAGGATTTGCATATCGCTGGATTCGTGTTTCTACACTGAATAACGCTGACCCGCGTAACATATCTGCGAAGATGAGAGAAGGCTGGGAGCCAGTTTCAGTAGAAGAGCAGCCTAAGTTTCAATTGTTAGTAGATCCCAATAGCCGTTTTAAAGACAGCATTGAGATTGGCGGATTATTATTGTGTAAGACTCCGAGTGAGTTTGTTCAACAGCGTAATGACCATTATGCTCAGCAAACAGAAGCTCAGACTCAAGCAATTGATAATAGTCTTATGAAGCAAAGTGATGCACGTATGCCTTTGTTCAATGAACGTAAGTCAACCGTATCATTTGGCAAAGGTAAATAACTTTATTAATTTTAAATAGGAGTTTTAAATGGCATATCCAACCATTAGCAAACCCTACGGTTTTCAACCGATCAATCGTGTAGACGGCATGCCTTATGCTGGCGCTATTCGTCAACTGTCTGTTACTCAGGCTGCGGCGATTTACAACGGTGATTTAGTTGAATTAGACGTAGGTGGTATCGTAGGTTCAGCAACTTCATTGACATCTGGCGCTAAGCTAGGCGTTCTTGTAGGCTGTTCATATACGAACTCATCAGGCCAAACAGTTCAGGCTCAATTCTACCCAGGTAATAGCGTTACTAACGCCGTTGCTTATGTAGTTGACGATCCTATGGCTGCATTTAAAGTAGCGGTTACTACCTCTGGTGGTGCTATCTCTACTGTTACTCGTGCAGCTATCGGTACTAACGTAACTGCTTTGGTAAACACACCGTCTGCAACAACTGGTAACTCAGCTCAATCTATTTTGAACACAAGCCCAGCTGCAACAGACACTTTCCCAATCCGTGTAATTGATGTTGTTCCAGACACAGCCGTGACTGGTACTACTTTCTGCGAAGTAATCGTTAAGATTAATTTGCATCAATACACAACAGCTCTCGGCAATGCCGTAGCTTAATAGGAGATAACTAAATGGCTATTTCACGCGCCCAACTCTTAAAAGAGCTACTACCCGGTTTGAACGCATTGTTCGGATTAGAGTACGCTCGTTATGGTGAGCAACATAAAGAAATCTACGAAACAGAAACTTCAGAGCGTAGCTTTGAAGAGGAAACAAAGTTGTCAGGTTTCTCAGCTGCTCCAGTTAAAAACGAAGGTTCAGCAATTGCCTATGACAATGGTCAAGAAGCATGGACTGCACGTTACAACCATGAGACTATCGCTCAAGGCTTCAGCTTAACTGAAGAAGCTATTGAAGATAACTTGTATGACTCATTATCAGCTCGCTACACTAAGGCATTGGCTCGTTCAATGGCTTATACAAAGCAAGTTAAAGCTGCTAACGTATTGAATAACGGTTTCACTAACTCATCAGCTTTTTACGGTGGTGATGGCGTGCCTTTGTTCTCTACACAGCATCCACTAGTTTCTGGTGGTGTAAACAGCAACACTCCATCTACTCAAGCTGACTTGAACGAAACATCATTGGAAAATGCTGTTATTCAAATCGCTGCTTGGACAGACGAGCGTGGTCTATTGATCGCTGCTAAACCTAAGAAATTGGTTGTTCCACCTGCATTACAGTTCGTTGCAACTCGTTTGCTAGAAACTGAATTGCGTGTTGGTACTGCTGATAACGACATCAACGCAATTAAGAACAACGGTTCTGTGGCTGAAGGCTACACAATCAATAACTTCTTGACTGATCCAAACGGTTGGTTCTTGACTACTGATGTTCCTAACGGTCTTAAGCACTTTGTGCGTACTCCGTTACAGAACAGCATGGACGGCGACTTCGATACTGGTAACGTTCGTTACAAGTCTCGTGAGCGTTATTCATTCGGCTGGTCAGATCCATTGGGTATGTTCGGTTCACAAGGCGCTTAATACGCCAAGTGTAGAAAGAGGGGCCTTCGGGTCCCTTTTTTGTTTTAAAAATAGTTGCAACTTTTGCAAAATAGAGTAATATTACTGAAACCGGGTGAACCGGCTTATTAGACTGCCCCGGCAGACGCATACAAGACTAATAAGCTTATCTTTGTATGAAGGAAAATTTATCATGTCATTAACCACATTTAGCGGCCCAGTCAAATCATTAAACGGTTTTATTGGTGGCACAGCTACAGACCCAATCGTAGTAACTACTGCTGACAACATTTCTGAATCTTACGCTACGACATCTGCCGCCACTGGCGATACACGTCTTAGCTACAACAAGCTAACATTTACCTCAACAGGCTCTGGTGAAACTATCCGTGCTTTCTCTGTTGTTACAGGTACAGGTGCAGCTACTGCTGGCACAATCAACGGCGCTCACATTTCTTTAAGTGTTGACGGCGCATCAGCCACTATTTCTGGCGCAGCTAACGCAATCCGTGCTACTTTAGGTGGATCAGACGCTACTCCAGGTGGCACATTGGCTGTTATTCAGCTGGACACCGCCTACACAGTTAATGCAACTTTGCCAGCAACAGCCTCGTTTATTCGTGTGACTGACAGTGGCACAAACACTGGTGAGATTCCTTTGTTTATGAACATTGAAACTGCCCCAGCTGCTACCATTGCTCCTACTGCAACTTCAGTTACAACAGTAGCTAAAGTAATCAAGGTAATGATTGGTGGTACTGTTTACTACGTACCTGCTTACTCTACCTTCAGCTAATGCAGATAACTAAAGAGTTTCTTGAAGCAGAAATTCAGTCGCTTGAGCAAGAGTCAAATAAGGCACAAACCTTTCTGATTCAAGCTCAAGCCACAGTTGCTGCCTACAAGATGTTATTAAATAGGCTAGAGGCTCCAGAGGAGCCACAGGAGCAATAATTATGGCAATGCAATATGACGTAAAACAGGGGCATCTTAACAATTCTGGTTTTGTTGTTTTAGGAAGAAACAGGGTAAAGGCTGCTTCTACGGTTGGCTCTGCTACGGCGGGTACGCTGGATATTTTTGACACCACTACAGCACCTGTCTCTGCTACGTACGCAAGGACTGCTGCGGTTATTACCGTTACAAAGGTAGCTCACGGTTTGGTTACTGGAGACGTAATTGGTATTACGTTTGCTACCGCTAGTGGGTTATCTGGCACAAATGGAAACTACTCAATCACACGCACAGGCGCAGACACTTTTACCGTCACAGACATTAACTCTGGAAATATAGCTGGTGGAACAGGGGCGGTATACTCATCACGGTGGATTGCTAGTTTTGATATTGGCGCAACAGACGTGTTTAGTAATTTTGCGATAATTCCTGGCGAGGGGATACTAGTTCAAAATGGCATCTACTTGAATATGACCAACATAACTTCTGCCAACGTGTACTATGGCTAAGTCGCCCGCTTGGACTCGCAAAGAAGGTAAGAACCCTGAAGGTGGTTTAAACGCCAAAGGCAGGGCTTCCTACAATGCAGCTAACCCAGGGAAACCTGGGCTTAAGCGTCCTCAACCAGAGGGTGGCTCACGCCGTGATTCTTTTTGCGCCCGCATGAAGGGCATGAAGAAGAAGTTAACTTCAGCTAAGACAGCGAATGACCCAGACTCACGCATTAATAAGTCTTTACGGGCTTGGAATTGCAAAGAAGGTGGGGCTGTTCGTGGTAGTGGATGCGAAGTCCGTGGCAAGACTAAAGGGAAAATGGTATGAAAAAAGTTAAACGATACGAAGACGGCGGGGATGTTTCTTTAGAGAAAAAATATCCTGACGCAAAGATTACTCGTCTTGACCCACAACCAAAACCAGTTGAAACTACCCCAAAAACAACTCAAGGTGAACTGTCAAAACAAGCCCGTGAGGAACAGCTTAAAAAGTCTTTAGAAAAGACAGCTAAGCCAGAGTATGAACAAAAAGCCGAAAAGTTTGAACGCACAAAAACAAAGAGTGGCGGTGGTGGTGGCGTAATGCCGATAGATAAAATGCTAAAGATGAATAAAATGAATTACAAATCTGGTGGTTCAATATCTTCAGCGTCTAAGCGTGCTGACGGCTGTGCTGTTAAGGGTAAGACCAAAGGGAAGATGGTCTGATGGAAATGATGTTATGGAACTTAGTCCTTACGACCTTGGTTGGTATGCTGGCTTTCTTTTTAAAAGAAAAATCAGCTGAGCTTAGTCGTATTCAGATTCTGTTAAACAGAACCCGTGAAGAAATTGCCAAGGAATATGTTACCAAAGCTGATGTGCATAACGACATCAACCGTGTTCTAGATAGAATTGACCGTATGGAAGCTAAGTTAGACGACTTTATAAGGGATCAACGAAGTGCCATCAACTAGTAAAAAACAAGCAGATTTCATGCGCGCTGTGGCACACTCGCCAAAGTTCGCCAAACAAGTTAAAGTACCACAATCAGTGGGAGAGGATTTCATGAAAGCAGATAAAAAAGCTAAACGTTTTGCCGAAGGTGGCATTACAGGTGGTTTTGACCAGCAACCTCCAATAGGAGATGTTCGCATGTCTAGCCCAGTTAACCAACAAACGCCTCAAGTTCCAGCAGTTAACATAGTTGCAACTCCAGGTCAGGAAGACACAAACACAACATCAGCAACAGCTCCAACAAACTTTGGTCTAGGACTAAAGCGTGGCGGTAAAGTTAAAGCCAAGGCTTACAAAGCTGGTGGATCAGTAAAATCTTCAGCATCTCGTCGCGGGGACGGATGCGCAACCAAAGGTAAAACACGCGGAAGGATGGTGTAATCATGGCAACAAAGAAACTAGCATTTGGTGGTATGTCAAAAGCAATACGCCCAGCTGCTGATAAAGCTGCCACACAAATTCAAGCAAACCCAAGACAACCAGCTTTAACACGAGGTGGTGGACAACCTTTGTCTCAAGATGTCATTAAAAAATTTGCGGATGCAAGACAAGCCCTAACTGGCAAACCATCACGTCAAGCTATGATGAAAAAAGGTGGCATGACTAAAGGCTACGCTGCTGGCGGTATGTCAATGGTAGATAAAGAAAAGAATCCAGGCTTAGCTAAATTACCTACAGAAGTACGTAATAAAATGGGCTACATGAAAAAGGGCGGTAATGTAGAAGAGTCTAAAGCAATGGTTAAAAAAGAAATCGGTTTCATGAAGAAAGCTGGCGCCCCTAAGTCAATGATTAAACACGAGATGGCTGAAGCTAAAGGCATGAAAAAAGGCGGTATGGCTGAGTGTAAGACAGTTGCTAAAAAGGAAGTTAAATCACATGAAAAACGTATGCACGGTATGGCTAAAGGCGGTTCAATTGACGGTTGCGCAATTCGTGGCAAAACTAAAACGTCTATGGTCAAAATGAAACGTGGCGGGAGCTGCTAATGAAAGCCCTAAAAGACT